GACCACTCTTTGTACTACGCGTTGCAGAGGCAACGTTTTGTGTAGGTTTAGTAGTCTGTTTTTCTTCTACTGGTTTACCAAATTTATGCGGAAATTCAAGTCTTATTCTTTTATCAACTTCCTCATAATATTCGTCTGATTGAGGATCCATACCTTCTTCTTCGGTAAGTTTCCTATGTAGATCGAAAGCTGTGTAAGTCATGGCATTATCTTTGCCAAACCACTCATTTTTTTCTGCCCAAGCTTCCGCTTTAGGATCTCTAGCAGGTTGTTGTACTGGTTGTCTTTGTTGAACAGGTTGTTGTTTAGCAGCAGTTTCTTGCATTTGATGTTGAGTTTTTAATTCTGCTAATTTACCTTGTTCATAACCTAATTGAGAGATAGCAGTTAATGCTTCTACTTCAGCTTTAGAATCTTCATTTTGTCTAGCTGCAGCAAGTTTAGCTTGCGCTGCTGCAATAGAAGATGAAATCCTGCCTTCCATTTCTGTAGCATAATTTTTATCTAAAGATGTAGCTTGGTTTTGAAACTGATCTCTTTCTTGTTTGATACTTTGAGCATAACGTAAAGCTTCTTCTTTTTGTCTTTCAGCTTCACGCATTTTTTTTGTAAGTTTAGCTATTCTTTTCTTAACTCCTTCAGAATATTCTTCAACTTGCTTTTGGTTATCTGGTTGCTTATCACTCCCTTCTTCAGAAGTTTTCTGTTCAACCTCACCGCCTTCGTTCTTTTCATCTCGAACATCAGACTGCTCATTAGATTTCTCAGCTGTGTTATCGGGCTGATCATCGTACGTAATATTTGCTTCATCTTTTTTTACCTCATTTTCATAAGTCTTATCTGCTTCTTTTTCTACTTCTGGTAACTCTACTTTTGCACCCGGTCCGGATGTATCTAAATCAACCATTGGCTCATTAGATTTTTTTTCTTCTTTGTCTGGCATAGTTTTTCTCCTTATCTATGTTAAAATTCGTGGAATATATCTTCAGGGTTTTCCACGGTCGCTAAAACTTCATCATCATTAAGAAGTCTTATCTCACCCCCATCTATTTTAATTCGTGATCCTGCATATCTTGCAAAGATAATCCAATCACCTTTCTTGGCCCAAGGACCTTCTGGGTATCTTTCTTTATCATAGCAATGTGGTCCCATATCTAGAATTAAACCGCAAGTCGATGCTACTTGTGATCTTTCTACTGTGTCATCTGCTAATATTATTCCACCTTTAGTTTTTTCTTTTTGTTTAAAAGGTAAAACTAAAATTCTCCAACCAGTTGGTTTTGGTAATTTTGCTGAAACTTCTTCTTTTTTTTCAGTAGGTTTAACTCCTACTAATTTTTTATTTGGTAACTCAATTTTCGGTTTTTGAGTTGATGTTGATAACGGTTCCGTCTTTGTCATTTTGCTCCTTTTTGTTTAGCAGGCTGGATATTTCCTGACTTAAATATTGATACGTTCGTATCTGACCTAACATATAATTGTATTTTTCCATATTGTCAACACCACCAGACGCCATAGCTGACACAACATCATCATGTCTCATTCTAATTATTTTTCTTATCTTGTCTATAAATGTCATTTCATCCATTATTTCTTTTTCCTTTTTTTAACTATTTTGCTACCATATTTTTTACTCCATTTTTTTGCAATGGTAGGTTTTTTTGCAAATAAATACTTTCGTTGTTTTTCAGATCTAAAGGGCATTTCTAGGCTCCCTAAAATCTTTAATTGCTTGTAACTTTTCTTGAGCATCTGCAATTTTTTGAAACTGTTTATCTATCTCATCTATGTGTTGTGGGTGCTCACCAATACCTACAGAATTTTCTAAATATATTTTAATTGTAGCGTCGGCTTCTGAAATTTGTGCGGTATATCTATCTTCTAGTGCGTCTAATATTGCATTTTTCATTTAACATTTCCATCTTCTACGTGCCTGTCTTAGTCGTGAGTTTGGATTAGCCGCAGCTTTAGGAAATTGTTTCATTTGTCCTGCACTTCTTGCGCAGTAAGATTTTCGCCTTTTAGCGGCAGCGGACCCTTTTTTAACTTTACCGGTCACAGCTGTTTTTAATTTTGAACCGGGATTTTTTCTTCTGTAGGCAGCGACACCGGCTCGTGTCATACCCGCTCCAGACTTCGTAGGTCTGAAGTTTTTCTTGTTTCTAGCTGGCATATTGTCAGCTTTACGCATTACGCCTTCTTAGCAGTTTTCGCAGATCTTTTTAATGCCTTTGTACTTACAGTTCCTTTACCTGGTCTGCTTGTACCTGCTTTTTTTCTTTTGTTCATGTAGTAGTAAAGTCCTTTTTTAACTCTTCTACCATCTTTAGTTGTGTGATATGCGCTACCACCTTTTTTAGCTTCAAAACGTGCTCCCATTCCTTTAGCCATTCCTTTAGCTCTTGCCATTTCATAACTAGATTTTTTTCCGTCTCCGTCCAAATCTCTAGCTTTAATAACTTTTTTATTTCCCATTCCAAATTTTTTAGTCATACTTCTCCTTTATCTAACGTTTACTTCAATGTGTTCTCCGCAATCTTTACAAAATTTAGCATGTGTACTAATAAATTTGTTATGTTTGCAGAATAACTGTTTTATTTTTTTAACAATTTTTTTAATCATTATTTGTTAATTTTTCCAGACTTTTTAGCTTTGCTTCCAAATTTTCCATAAGACTCATCTCTAGAAGCTTTTAATTGCTTCTTAGTTCTTTTCTTACGAATTCTCATAGCAATAGACTCATCTTTTCTATCTTTGTAACCTTGTTTCTTTTTCTTAACTCGGCCACCTTTTTTATACATAGCACCACCTTCCATGCCCATGTCTGATGGATAATAACCAGAT